TGTAACCGTCATTAGAGATGATTTGATCACCTACTTGAATATCGCGTAAATGTATAACATTACCATTTCTTAATTGTAGACTTTCGTTCACCCAAATACATTCAGATGTATCTGTGATTTCTACGTCTGAATTGCCATAGCCGCTTCGTGTAGTCTGTGTAGCAGACATAACTGGAACGTTAAACTCCATCGCTAAACCCCTAAGCTCTTCTGCTATAGACTTTATCAATGTATACGAGTTTACGTTCGCTCCACCTTTGATCCTCGAACTTGCACAAATGTTTAAATAATCAACAAAAATGATGTCGGCAATAAAGTTCTTTTTCAGACGAAGTTCATTGAGTAGATGCCTAAAGTGATTTGCATTCGCTGACCCAGTAGGATATTCTTTAACAATCAATTTACCTGTGGTTCTACTTTTAACTCGATCAATTTTCTTTTGGTACGAATCACGCGTAATTAGGCTGAGATCATCGAGATTGATGTTAAGCAAATTGGCATCGATGCGTTCTGCAATGCGCTCTTCAGCCATTTCAAGTGTGATGTATAGTACGTTTTTTCCTGACATAAGAGAAGATGCTGCACAATGTGCCATGAATAAAGTTTTTCCAACCCCAGTTCCTGCAAGAGCTACTGACAAAGATTTTTTACTTAGACCGCCTTTTGTAATCTTATTAAAGTACTCAAGATCGAATTGAAGTTTTTCTTCTATTCGGTGATAGAAATCAAATCGTTCTTCATAGTTTTCAAGGAAATCGTGACCAACATTAGAATCAAAGCTAATGCCAAGCGCATCACTTAAAAGCTTAGGTATTGATCCCTTATCAAGATCCTTTACCTTGTCATCAAGAATAAGAATAGACTGTCTTACAGCATTATAAATTGCTTTGTCTTGGCAAAACTTTTCTGTTTTATCAACAAGCCAGTTGATGTCAGTATTAGGATCGTGTTCTATTTTGTCAAGAAGATCAATTATTTGCCCATAGCGTTCTTCATTAAGATTATTTGCATCATTAATTGCAATTTGAAGAGCAGTTTTTGTAGGCAATCCATTATATTTATCAATATAGGACTTAATTGTTGTATAAACAAATTTATCGTTTTGATCGTCGAAATATTCGTCTTTTAGAAATGGTAATACTTTACGTATGTAACTTTCGTTATAAATCATCCCCGCTAGAATCGTTTGCTCTATCATACGTCCCTCTAATAATTTCTAGAATTTCTTTAGATGTAATAATTACACACCTAGCTTCAATCTCAGCAATACGTTTCTTTGGAATATCATAATGATCTAGGCCAGAGCCTCTATGAAACCAATGTCGCCCAATGCTAAGATCTTCTGCCATTTTGTGGAGATTTTCGATCGAATAAGGAATACACACCAGGTGTCTCTTACGATCTGTAAAGTACTCAATCGATACTTTCATCTTCCTCATCATCTTGATATGCTCGAGGTTCATCGTCATTGAGAAGAGAACGATTCGATACTGTATACCGATCTTTAATATAACCTGCAAAATTGGTTTTGTCAAACAGCATTTTCCAGAAATCACCGTTATCGGCAATTTCTTTTGCTCGAAGAAGTTTATCTGAAAGCACTTCTCCAGTATCAGGATTCACCGCCTCATACCAACCAACCTTTGGTTTACGAAGGAATCCACCTTCTTCTGCTACGTCCATGAGTCCGGACCATTTGGCGATACCACCATCGAACGTGACAGTAATTGGAATTTTTGACTTTTCACGTACATGGCGCGATTTTTCAATGTTAATCACAAAATGATAGCCCTTAATCTCGGTACCTTCTTTTTCTTGCTGCCGGCCGATGATCCAAATATTATCAGCCGACAAATAAATCCCGGTTCCACCGCTCACAATCGCCTTTGGATACAAGCCCTGTTCCATATAGATATGATTCACTACAACCATTGGTATATCTTTTAGATTCAGATGAGGTGTAACAATGCGGAACAGGGATTTGATTTGTTTAGCACGAGACATGTCTGCAACAGACTTACCATCGGCAGCATCATCGACTTCTTTCTTTGAAGCAAGGTTACCGATCGAGTCTAAAATGATGATGACTCTATCTTTCTTTTCAATCGCTTCAAGCTGCTTAACAATATCAAACTTAAGTTCTTCAACGTTAGTAATAGGCGTGTGAATTACTCGAGTCATGTCAATATCAAATGCTTCAAAATAAGCTTGAGGCGTACCAAACTCTGAATCGTAAAATAACACAATCGCGTCCTTATACTTCTTCTGATATGCTCCGGCCATAAGTAGAGCAAACGCAGATTTGAAGTGTTTAGATGGGCCAGCTAGCATTGTAAGACCCGGAAGAAGCCCACCATCAACACTACCTGATAAAGCGACGTTTATCATCGGCACTTGTGTTGGGACTGATTCTTTCTTGCCAAATACCTTAGAATCGAGCAAAGGCGATGTGAGCTTGATTGTTGAAGATTTGATCAATTTTTCTATTAGCGACATTAAATGAAATTCTCCGATTTGTGATTATGTAATATTATATCTCTAAATGCTTTCTATGTCAATCAAAGAAACTCTCAATTGTATTGACATGTTCAAGGTGCCAACCAATTGCATCAGATACTAGCTTGAGGGGATCCCTAAAGGTCTTGTTAAATTGCATATCGTAGTCTATGTACTTATGCAAGTTCAATTCTTTGGGTAAAAAGCGCGGAAATGAAATAATGTTAGTTGCAGCATGATTGGGAAGCTTGAGATAGCAAAACTTTACCTTGTTACCATTCTTAATTTCATCTTCACGAAGTTGTAACTTTTTTACTTCGTTATTGTAAATGATTGCTCCTCTTACATGAATTGGTACGCCTTTTTTGAAAAGACTATTTTTATCTTCCCACTTATCAATTTCGCTTACACCTCGAGGAAAGCTAACGTCTTCTGGAGGAAGCCCTTTAAACTTATCATAGAATTCACTTACAAATTTCTGTAAACTTTCTTCATTCCCAGATAGCATAATCTTATAGGCTTCTTTAAACTTACCGCGTACAATTGCTGGAGTCGATGATTTTACTGCTTCAATACCCATTACCTTCAGTTCAGGCTCAGCATATTGAACACCTTCTGAGTTATGAACGTTAAGGATATATCTTTTTTTCGCTGTCCATATTCCAGCATCAGCGATTGATTCTCTTTTCATAGCCATTGTGTTTTTCAAAGCGTTTTGTTGCTTAAATAGTTCTAAATACGCATCCTCAAGAACTCCTTCAAATTTTTTCGCACAAGCCTTATCGAGAAAGTCAACTGGATCTTGGGGATTTACACTCTTAACAAGAGGAGCCATATTCACGTATAATGAATCAGTATCCATGTAAAGAACATAATCAACATTCGATGTATTCATGATTTTATTCATTGCGATATTCATGTGCTTTTCTGCCCATCGAATTGCGAGTTGACCAGATAAAGTAATACCTTCAGCAATTCTAATGTCAAAGTGTCTGAAATATTTGTTTGCCAGCGCTCCATACAAGGAATTCAAAAGAATCTTTACAGCCTGTTGTCCATTATCTAGTTGGTTCATTTCTCTTTTGAGTTCTGAACTCGGTTTTTTTTCATACTTTTGTTTTATTAAAAGCATTTCCCTTTTCATGGCTTTTCGTTCAGCATAGTAATTTTCGATGATCTCTGGAATTACACCTTGTTTGTCTTTTCGAAACATAGCACCGTTCGCAGCCACTGCTACATTCATCTCGTGAACCTCTGGAGGCAGGTCTATACCATTTAGGTAGTAGTCGACATCACGAGGCATAACTGGACCGGTTTCATCGACAATCGTTTCTGGTGACATGTTATATTGCACAATTGTCATAGGATACAGAGAGTTCAAGTCAAAGGATGCAATCCACTCATGTCGACCAACAACTGGATCCTTAACATAACCTCCTGGGTATTCCGGCCGGAACTTATTTGCTGATGGCGACACCACGATATTCTTTTTGCTTAGATACCGATAGATGATAGAATCCCAAATGGCAGTAGTGCCAAGGGTATCAGGATAATTCACGCCTCCTTTGTACGCAATGATTAGGGCAAGCGCAAGAAGACCGGTTTGTTGTTCCAGCTTATCTACAAGAACAACGTCCCTAAGATTATAATCAATGAATTTTTGATGATCTTTTTCGTATAACTCATGAAGAGAACCATACTCCTCGTACGACAATTTTCTCTCACCGAGAATCACGTTTGCAATATGATCGAGTGAATATGATTCCTGGGTTCCGTATACATACCCAAATTTCTGGAATAAATCTAAATAATCTAGTTGCTCAATACCATAGATCTCATATGCGTCGAGGGATTTACCCTTGACGTTAATCTGACGATAATTCACAACGTTCCATGGAGAAAGCTTTTTTGCCCAGTTTTCGTCAAGAACACGAGCTATTCTATTCACTAAATATGGAATGTCGAATAGTCTTGCATTCCATCCAGTGATAACATCGGGATAATGTTCTTCCCAATATGTTAGGAATTTCATTAAGAGTTCTGATTCATTCTGACATTTTACGTAACGAACCATACATCCCTCTGGAATTCCAGTAGCTTTGCTGGCATCATATGGCTTTAAGCCCCAACAATGATATATCGTACTTTTGCTATTCTTTACTGTAATTGCTGTGACTGGATGTTCCGCCTTTTCAGGATGTGGGAATCCGTCGTTTGATTGAACCTCAATATCAAGATTGCCAACTGCAATGTGATTTAGATTTGCTTTAATGTCGCCTGGATAGCGATCGTTAATGAACTGTGTGGCATAGTTATTATTCCCATACACTGTGAAATTGTCAACGTCTTTGTATAAATCAAAGAATTCTTTAGCTTCATTAATAGAGTCAAACTTAATCGCATTTACTTTAGTATCGTCTAGCGCTTTCCATTTACCATCCCACGAATCACCTTTTGCTTTAAGAAAAAAGGTTGGTGAGAATTTTACTCTTTCATGTATTCTGGTGCCGTTTTCTGTATAACCGCGATGTAGTATACTTCCTCCATATCGATAAACTGATGTATAAAAACTTCCCATAAAACCTCATTATAATATGTTAAAGCAATTAGCAGCTATAACCGCTAATTGCACTAGTTAGTTTATCAATATATTAGTTTTTATTCGCTAAGATAACCATATGAACCAGGTTCTGGTTCAGAAGTTTCTTTGTAAGCCCTTGATGGTTTACCGGTAGTTGGATCATTAATCTCGACTTTTCTAGTCTTCTTTTTCGGTATAAAATCATCAAGCCAAATACGAAGCATACCGTTTATAAGCTCAGCGTTTTTGATTTCTACTGTATCGGCTAGTGTAAACACTCTATTAAATGGTCGTTCAGCAATACCCTTAAAAATGAAGTCTTTTTCGTTTTCCTGATCTTTGCTGACACGTCCAGTTACCTTTAAGGTGCTATCTTCAAGAGTGATTTCAATATCACTTTTATTGAATCCAGCAATAGCAATTTCGATAACATATGTGTTATCACTTGTGCGTTTGATGTTGTATGGTGGATATGCGATTGCTTTAGTCGTTTGAGTTTCAAGTTCTTTTATACGTTGAAAGATTTTCTCAAACCCTATAGTATCATAAAAATTTTGCATGGTGCCTCCGTTAAGCAAGCTAATAAATGGGACCCACTATTGGCATCCCAATTTATTTATATACTAAAACACCGTTTATGTCAACTATTTTCTTTTACCGATGCTATATTTTGCAATCGTAGTCCATGCGTCCTTTTCTTTATAAGAAAGTATCTTTATTTGTGATAAAGGAGCAACTACATTTTGTGTGGATTCAGGGATAACTATACTCACCAATTTCCACTCTTCAAGAAGATTAACAATCGTATTACGCCGAGCTCTATCTTCTTCTGATAGTTCTTGGGCCTTTCCATCTAATATGAAAAGCTCTTTGAAATGCACAATGTAATATTTGCCTTGTTTATGTAAAATGTGACAAGACTGATATAGAGTCTTGTCTTTCTTTGAAGCTACGCCAATTCTTGTAAGAGTTTCCTTTATTTTAAGAAAGGAGTCTTGTGATGGTAGTGTTACTTCTACAAAATTATCTACAGCACTCATTATTTCCACCTCTATTCGCCGTTGATTCAGCGATAATTAATATTGTTGAGACTAGTCATTAACTAATCCTTACCCTATAGAATTCCAAGAATTCCAATTGGGTCCAACATTATTTATATTATATGGTGGTTACAATGTTATTCTTTGCCTCCGGTTATAAGCGATTCCTTTAAGATTCTAATTTGATCGGAAGAAAGAATAGACAAATATTGTTTTGCTATGGTTTTATTACACTTGTATACTTCGCAAACTGCGTCTAAGTCTTCGTTTGAAGTATTTTTTACCCACTTCTTAAATTGTCTTTTCTTTGGTCTAACAACAGAAAGAAGAAGTTCATATTGAGCTCTTTTGGAAAGGTGCGCGTTTTGATTCAACAGGTTAGCAGCAAGAAGTGTATCATCGTGATATGATAAAGACGCGTTAGTAAGCCACGGATTATATCCACTTTCAGCTAAACTATCGTTTTCGCTTCCTCTCATCGAGTTCTTTTTTGTTAAAAGAATCTCATTCACATAATCAAATGGATTCGACATCTTCGTGATCCTCGTCTTCAATATTTGTATTGCTGCATTCACTGCACATATACGCAGTACCTATATGTCCTTCACCAGAACCATAGCGGTATTTAATTTCAACACAGTCTTTCCGTAAGAACTTATTGGCACATATCAAACAAACATGCATTTCCTCGCGCGTACCAGTAAAGAAGTTGAGCCATTTCATGCTATTTCCAATCGTTAAGTTCTGCCATGAGTGTTATAAGCGCTGCAACTCGATTAATCTCTGGATTAGCTACAAATGCTTCCTTATACTCATATTCGGCTAATATGATAATAGAATCGGCAATTGACGAAGAGCTATTAAGCTTTGTTGGAAGAATATCATATAGTTGCCGATAAAGAGTGGCAGAATCAATATCAGAATGTTCTCCTACCCACTTTCGTACATCGTTAAAGCGTTTACTTTTTAAGTGAGAAATAAGTTCTTCAAGAGTTTCAGATCCCTTGTTTCGAAGAATGCCCTCATCAATACTCCCAGTCGCCGCATAGCGTTGCAATTCGTTAAGTACTCTACGCCAATCAGGAAAATAGCTTTGGATAAGTTCTGCAATAGCCTTTTGATTATACGGCACGCCTTCAGCATCAAGTATACCGCAAACCCGCTTGAAAAATTGAGTTGCAAGCTTAGGCTTATCTGAAGAAGTGATGTTGAAATTGATAACTGAACATCGAGAGTGTAAGGGATCAATAATGCGATTGAGAAAGTTACATGTAAGAATGAAACCACAATTTTTTGAAAATTCTTCCATGAAATTTCTTAAGGCTGGCTGTGTCGATTGAGGGTTTAAATAGTCTGCCTCATCAAGGATTACGTATTTCCTTCCTCCGGTAAACGATACAGTTGAAGCAAAGTTTTGAATATCAACGCGAAGCGTATCAATGTTTCCATTCATTGATCCATTGATAATAATATAGTCAGCATGAAGTTCATCAAGCATAGCACGTGCAATTGTTGTTTTCCCAACACCAGCTCTACCAGCAAGAATCAAATTTGGAACATTCTTGTCATCAACAAATTTTTGAAAGGTGTCCTTTAGATCTTTAGGCAGAATTGATTCATTCACGGTTCTTGGGCGATATTTCTGCGACCACAAAAACTCTTTCATAACAACACCTCCAAGTAATTTTCAATTATTCAGCTTCTGCACTATTTGCATATTCATCAACAGAAGGCAATTCTTGTAGTTCGGTTTCAGACAGTTGTGCATCTTGCAAGAAAGTAGCGAACTTGTTACGAAGAGTTCCTATTTCTGCAAGTTCTTCGCCTCTAAAAGCACCTCGAGTACTTACCGCATCGATGATGTTAATTACCGATGCAATATCGTTAAGTGTAAGTTGTGTTTCCATTTTTTTTCTCCTTATTTTGTTGCCTCAAGAGCAATGTAATAATCTACCTTATTCGATTTGAAATATGCTAATCCTTTAGATGACAAGGATACCTCATAGTCGTTTGGTACTAATTTAAGGTTGTCAACCTTGATGATCATTTTAAACGGATCAACTTGAGTACAGTCACCAAGAACAACGCTATACACATCTGCTGATGTATTTTTAGAATCTACAGCAGAAACTGAAATTTTGTTATTGTTGTTGATGAATGCTATTTCAGATAGTTTTAGTACTCCTGCTGCTCGAATAACAGAATCAAGATCCTTCCAAGTAATGTTAACAACTAGATCTGGCGAAGGAAAATTGATACCTTTATCTGGAGGAGTTATAATCATTGCTTCAGCAGCATAAGTGTAACTAACAGTTCTATTATTTGAAGAAATAATAAACCGATCATCTTTAAATTCTACGTCAGGATCGTCGAATAAACTAAGAGTAGCAAGGAACCTAGGAAGATCATAAATCCGAGCAACACCTGGAATGCTTTCGGATATTCTTGCTGATGCCATAATGGTCTTCTGGGGATGTATTGTCTTGAGCTCAGAACCAGGTTTAAATACTATACCAGAATTCACCGAAGCAAAGTTCTTTAGGATGTTAATTGTTTCGTTTGTAAATTTCATTTAGGGGCCTTTCTCATTGCAGCACGCCTTTGTTGACGCGGTACTATTGCACCGCGCTGGCGTTGCACTATTGAATTGTTTACTTTAACACCATTTTGCTCAGGTGTCAAATAGTTTTTTGCGTTTGATTCTAAACTGGCTGTTGGAGAAGCTGAAATTGCGGCAATTGCAGCAAGTGATCCTCCGAAAACGTACGAACCAACATGTTTAAGTTCCATCCATGGGCACATCCATACATTTATTCCAATTTTAGTACACTTATAACAAAAGTTATAATCTTCAGACAAATATCGTTTCGAAACTGGATCAATCACACAATCAAAGAAAGCTGTAATTTCTCTCGAACCATCAAAATGTTCTGTGCGTGCATGATCAGGAAGATATTTTAGCTCAGGATAAGCCTCTGCGTATTTAGCAAATGTTTTCCTATCGATCATCATAAAACCAGTTCCAGCTTCTTTTACTGAAACTGGCTCATCGATCTTAAATTCTGTGATGCCATCGGCGGGATTGAAAACATAATCGCCAATAAAGTTCTCGAGTGAAAACGGACTATCATTAGCAAATCCCTGATCAACCGCTGACTTAACCTTTTCCCATGCGATAGTCTTTTTGGGATATGGGCCGGTCATAACTCCGTGATTTGTATCTTCATCGCAAAGATGTAATAAAGTCAAAACGTCTTTATAGTTGAACCCAATATCCGAGTCAATAAACATCATGTGCGTACAATCACTTCTTAAAAATTCATCTACACAATAGTTTCTTGCTCGTGTAATAAGAGATTCGTTAAAAAGATAATAAAACCGTAAGTCAATTCCATACCGAGAACATGCTATAGCCAAATCGTTTGTTGACTTTGTAAACATACCGGCACATTGACCACCATACATAGGCGTACTCACAAAGAGCTTCTTTTTTCGTAGATCCTCTACGTTAATCTTAATTTCCATTATTATCCCCTTCAAAATCAGATATATTAGATCGCTCAAGTTCAGATTGAATCCATTGAGTACATTGCTTTGCAGTTAATGCATTTTCATCTACTTTTATTAGGCGATCATCTAGACCAATATTACGAATAACAGATGTTGCTAACATCATAGCGCATGCAGTAATCATACAAACTTGATGTAAACCAGAACCACTTTCACCATCATCTCTATCGTGTCCACGCTCAAAGTCTTCAATGTGCCTTTTAAGGCTATCAATCATTTGTTGCCATGGGAGACCTTTCTCCCAGTTTCTATCGCAGTATTTTTTAGAACCATATTCAAAAGATGCTGCAGCTGCACAAAGTGCTTCTAATGGAATATGTCGCGTGTAATGCTGCCCTAAGCTTTCACGCACTGCACCGGAATCTTGAATTTCATTATATTTGGTATCGTTGACTTTGGGTTGGTCAATTATGGGTTCAGCTAATTTAGGATTATAGTAGTACTTACGATTGTAGTAGTCAGGATCTTTAGTAATCATTTCGGATGTCATCTTGAGGGTTGCTCCATATCATTTTCAAGTCTTGCTATCGTCTGAAACCGAAGAATATCGGCGGCAATATCGTAACGACTATCATGTTTTACAAATGTTTCATTCCAATATTCAGTGTCTTTCAATGGAATAAATCCATTTTCTTTGGGAAAACCAAGTTTAGCATCAATCCAAGTTCGAGTATCCCGTACTGCCCAGAATTTAAGTACTGATTCTATTTCATCTTTGCGACCAACTGCTTTCGCATAACGAGCAAGAATAATGGGATCAAAAGTATTTGATCGACTCCACCAATAGTTAATTTTTCCAGAATTCTTTGTGTATTGAATAAAGTTATCTATAAACTGAGTTACAGATATATCTGATGAACTTGGCTTAAGCACTCTTTTGGCTTCTGTTGATTGACTCATCCACCAATCAACGTCGCGTTGATTATACTTTGCACCGTATTCTTTCACTTGAGCTTTCATATCAAGTTTATCTTTTTTCGCTAAAGAAACTATTTCCTTTAGTGTATATGGATTATCTGATGTGAATCGGTCCCAATCAAATACTACATACGAACAATCTAAGATTGGAATTTCGAATACATCTTGTCCTAAAGTTTCAAAGTCTAAAATTAAATGAAAATTTGTCAATTATATAAAGCTTTCTAATGTGTTTTGTTTCGTTACATACTCTGCTTTTTGAGTATGATTATACTGCAAAATATAATCGGTGTCAATCATAACTCGATTACCATTTAAGTATTCAAGTACTTCTGTAGCAATATCGGTTGCAGTTTGAACCGGAACATTTTGACAAATGTGGTTTGCGCTCTTCTTTGGGTTCAATAACTCGAAGTCAGAAGGAAGTCCCATAATCGTCATTGCTTCACGATACGTGATGTAACGATCTTCTACAGGATGAGTCAACATCGTTGGATAATGACCAACAAATGCACCGATATAATTCTTAGGAATGATACTACCACGCCGCATGATGTTTCCACCATTCTTGAGCTTTTCATAACGATAGTCACATTTAGCGACTTCTTTTTCGTAACCTTGCTCTGCCATCCACTTACCTACTTGTTTGTAGTCATATCCGGCACGTTCAATATATGAGAAGATATCTGAGTTGCGTACGTTCTGAGGTTCAACTATCTTTGAGAACTCTGCATGAGTGATGCCGCCATGAATATGATCAAGAACAAACTTGTAATACAGATCCCACTTCGATGGAGTATTCTTATTTATGCATTCCATCTGAAAATTTGAAGATACATTTGACAAAACATCTTCAATACGAGTGTATGGCCTATTATAGTAGTGAAAAAGAGGTACTCTTGAACCTCTCCAAAAGAAATAGAATGATCGTTCACGAATTTGCGGGCCGCCATGAAGAAGTGTCTTGGTACGATACACCGACATCGTGTATCCGTTTTTCTTACCAATCGTCTTTAGTTCATTGCGAACGTTTTCACCAATCTTACCGGCAAAGCCTGGAGCATTTTCACCATAAAGAACCTTTGGCTTTAGTTCTCCTAGAACATACTCAGTGGTGATTCGAAGCCACTTATTGTTTTCGTTGTGATCACCAAATCCGTGAGATAGTTGGCTGAGTCCTGCGCATGGGCAAACTGAAGAAATTACATCTACATTTGTATGAGGATTTCCTCCGTCATCTAAAACGTAGTACGGAACATCATTGCTGTAATGATGTACGATATGAGAATCATTGGCTGCAAAGGCTTTGTATGACATCATAAACTCTGGTCTGCGGCCAAATGCTCGTTCGGCACCTATTGTTTCTCCTCCAATAAGAGGAACTATCGAGGCATGTGTGAATGTCATAGATTATCTTTCACATTTTTCATAAGGTCAGCAAATACATGACTTGAGTCTTGATGTGCTTTATAGAACTCAAAGGCACCTTCCCGCCATTCATCACGCTTAATAGGATCTCGAAGAGATGTGATTGTATTTATTGCTTCTTCCATGTTTGCTTTATCTTTTGATAGCCAAACAGTGAAATTATCTTTTGATTGAGAAAGAGGATCACCAGTTATGCGATGAATACATACATCTCCGTATTCTTTTCGAAAGACTGGCGTTGTTCCAACCGAAGCAACTTCACAATGAGTATACTCAATCGATCTTTCGATATATCTTGGTTTAAGAACAGACAACTGATATCCAAACCCAGACCTTGACATTCTATGAAGTAGTTCGTCATTTTTATATGGACCAAACACTGTGGCTTTATCTCCATATTGATTAGATAAATCTGCTTCTTCTGGATTTTCTAAAATGGCATTGTGAAAGTCACTGATTTCTTTAAATCCAAGAAATGCCGGTGATTTTTCAATACCCTCAAACGTTGTTAAATAACCGTTTGGTGCAAGATAACCATTGTGCCATGCAAACATTAAGTCGAAGCCCTTCCAAGAGGTGCATCGACCAATCCACTTGTGGTGTTTATCGTCCTGAAGACTAATGTTTTTCCAATAAAGCTTTCTATTTAGATCAAAGTCTAATCCGGGCTGAAAGCTAAGAATCTTTTTTGTACTTTCTTCTTCACCGAAGAAAGACATGAGCGAATTAGACTTATTCTTTTCTTTTACATAATCTGAAAAGTCATTCGTTCGAGAGTGAACAAAAATAAGATTAGCAGCATCAATCGCTTCATCTAATGCTGCGTTTCTCTTAATTGAATATATAGTATGATCGTGTTGGATAAGAATTACTGGCTTCTTAAATGCCTTAAGTGCTTTAATCCAGTTATCGATTGCGCCTGAACTGGAGCCTTTACCTCTACCATTAGTGATAGAAGGTAAAGAATTGACAAAAATATAATCAGAATTATTGCACTCTTCGATCATTCGATCGACTTGGGTTACGTCTTCAAATTTGAATAAATCAACAACCCCAAGATCATGAGATTTCTTACGAGAAAAGTTTTTGTCTTTTGCAGCATAAACCTTTGTATCGTAACCGTTGGATTTGAGCCATTTCACCTGCTCGATTGTATATTTTGTAACACCACAACCTTCGATGCCACGTGCCATGATTATGGCAATCTTACTCATTCATATACCCCATAATATAACCTGTCACTTAATGGTACTATTTATGCTACTTCGACATAAAATGCTTAATATTTTATATCATTTTATCACAAATTTATAGAAAGTACACTGTTAAGTTGTTTGTTAAAGATCAATAAATTCATACTCAACCGCGGTTTCTTCGAAGAATTCTTTACTCACTATCCACGAGTCAAGCCATCTTGGATCAATATTTTGAGTCGGCATAACAACACGTCTGATTCCTACTTGGATGATTCCTTTTGCACACTCAGAACAAATCGGTAATCCATACACGTACAGGGTAGAACCATCAAGAGAAGTACCGTTATAAGACGCATTGTAAATAACATTCATTTCAGCGTGAACTGTAAACTTGTACTTCGTCTCACGATGAACCAAGCGGTTATGACTATCTTCTAATCCTCGGGGAAACCCGTTAAAACCTTGAGATAAAACTTGACCCTTTGAGCCAACCGCAATAGCACCAATTTTACTGGAAGGGTCACGAGACCATTGTGCTATTTGCTGGGCTAGTTTAAGATATCGCTGATCCCATTTTAATGTATTTTTTTGCATTACTATTTCCTCAGTATGTTTTGTTGATAAGCATCATAGCCATTGCGCCACTCATCATATTCTTCTTCTAAAGAAACCCAACGTAATTGAGTTGGACCACAATGATCTTTTCGAAATATTATCCAACAGTACGCTATCATTCCACCGATTTGATCTTTCCTCTCAACCTGTTCTATTATGTTTGAATCAAACCTAATTCTATCACTTAGAAATATGATATCAGATGGGGGATGATCTGAAAATAACTGTTTGCGTTTCTTACCCTCTAAAAACGTAAGCCTTACGAATAGGGCTGTTACGTCATACTCCGTTGCACCTTTTAGCGCTATTTGCCGAGGAAGGTCTTTATGGTATGGAGGATTGGTTACTAAAGCCTGTGCTAATGATGGCTTTTCGAGTGTTAATACGTCTTGGTCTGTTGTAATATCACACAAAGAGTTATCGTATTTGAACTTGTCATATGACTCAACAGAATATCCATTCCGAATCAGTTCGATAGAAATGTTTCCTCGACCAGCACAAGGTTCAACGATGTGATGAGGCAAGTTGCCGTATTTATGAAGAACATACGTAGCTAGAGGAGGAGTAGGATATAGATCATTAACATTTCTGTTTGGATCATTCTTCTTTACGCCGACGTATATGTCTGTTAAATTATTGGCCATTATTTTCTATTTCTATCAGCTTTTCAATATGTGAAAAATGTCTTTCGTACGTGTGTAAATTCGTTGCTGTCCAGATGATATCACCGACTTCTACATCTAGATCTTCAGCAAGCATTTTCTGCACATATCTCGACCAATGTACGTCGGCCGTATAACCAAAAACACAATCGTTACTTCTCATCAGATAATGACTGATGAGTTTGTCGTTACGAATGAGAAATGTATTTGCATACGTACAAACGAAATCAGACATTCCATCGTCTTTATAATCGCGATGCATAGAAGGACGATTATAGATCATAACAGCTCGTCTGCTATTACGATTTTTCAAAAGCTCAACCATTACATTTTCATATTGATTATGATTTTCTTCTGAAAAAATAAGATAGCCATAATTGGAGTTGATACGGCCGCTAGATGATGCGACTTGCTTCCAGATGACCGGAGTTTCACCTGGAATGTCTTGTACATAAAGGGATTGTGACCTATACCACTCGAGTTCACGTTCAATGTATTCGTAATTTGGTTTACGAATAATCCAATCTTCATCAGCAATGAATGACTCACCAATGAGTTCGATGGTTTTCACCCCAGTTTTATCGATGATGAAATCTTTGTCTTTATATTTTTGAATGAGCTTAGCTCGAATATCAGCTACTCTTTGCATATGTGGGTTTTACTCCGTCTAAAAAGCTGGTCACTGTGTCATATGTATTAACAAACCCACCGTTCTCTGTAACATTGATACGAAGTTTATTTGGAATAATAGAACGACTGAACGCTGCTTCAAACGCAGTGAGTGTTTCATTAAACTCTTCTTCAGAAGATTCAAATGACTTTTCGTCATTGCGTTCGGCTATTGCTTTTGCAGTATCTGTAAGTAGAATAAGAGCTATTTCATCATCTCTATGGATATACATATTCTCAATCGAAAAAATATCTTCTGGGTCAACGTTGCGATATTTTTTTCCATACACCACTGCACCGAGATGGAACCTATCAAATATGATATTAAAATCATTAGTATAGTTAAGTTGATAGCTAGCATCTAGAAGCAATAGGTAGTGCTGTATTTCCCAAACACTTTGGTTATCTACATTTGGCGGGGATGTAGAATGATGAACAAGAATTCTTGGATCGCTGAAATAGTTCTTACGAAGCTGTTGAATAAGTGTAGTTTTTCCGCATCGATCTGGGCCTTCAATAATGACTATCATTTAAATCTTTCATGTTTTGAAATTAATTTTGAATGCTCTAAAATGGCATTTACTCTACTATCTTTGATTATATACAAGGGAAGACATTCTGTCAATGGATATTTGCGACAAACGCGGCCATCACTTACATATGTAAGTGCCTTCTTTTCTTTATGGTTCACGCTTAGATACAATATAATGCCATCACATTCCTTTTCTGGAATCTTTACAAAAAAGAGAAGATCAACATTATCGCATTTGTGCCACTGTTTCTTATCTATCCAAAACGATTTTGTACTTAAGTTGAGACGAGATGTTTTCACCTCATACGTCATACCATTAATCGTTCCGTCTTTTTCACTATCGTACCAATCATCAGTACGAACTGCGTCCTCGAAAAATTCGAGGACGGCCTGTTCACCAATTTTTCCTACTGATTGTCGGCAATCATCGGTCGTAAATGTATACATCGGCACTTGTTGCAAAAGGAAGAGGAAGTGATTGATGATACTTTGCAACACCGAGACGAGATCCGCGGCCATGCAGTTTTACGTATTTCTTCGTCCCAGAATATTTGTTTCCAAGCCGTACTAGCATCCGTACAAGATTGAGAACTTCATCGTCTGTTTTCCCATCTTTCACATCAACAGTCATAACATAGTTTGGCGTACGTGACATTTGATTCCCTTTCATTGGATCATAGTTTATATTATGCTATGGTTGACGAAATGTCAACCAGTTATATGTAAATTTCAGCTATATTTTGCTTTAAACTCCGCTGCGTCATACTCCATGAACTCTAATGTTTGTTCTAAGTGTCTTATTTTGTCTCTTAACTTATCGACAACATCTCCCCGCACATAATTCATTGTTGGAGCGCCTTGATCTGGCAGTCGCAATTCATTAGCCTCAAGGGGCAAACCCTTAATAACCTCCGGAAATGTCCACGGGCCATCTAAGTGTAGAAATTCTTCTAGCACAAGGTCGGTCATTACAGTGGCTCCATTTTAACTGAGGAACAATCAACTACCCCATTAACCTTCTTATAGGAGATTTTGTGTGTGTGTTCTTCTCTTGGGTTTTGCGAACCCGCAACATATATCTCAATTAATTCTTCTACAGGCTTATGAGGTCTGCTTTGCCAACGCCACACCCCATTGATGCACTCTTCACGATAGTCATTCTTCGTGGGACGGGAGCTTCTTTGGCAGGTTGGGAAGAGTAGTTTCCCCTCATTCCAAGGTCCCCATCCCTCGTCAGCTTCTGTGGCAGGGGGGAGAGCCGCAGGTTCCTCCCATTCTTCGATTAGGTCTTCTTCATCCGCCATTGCTACATCATAGAAACCTTCGTCTGTATAATACGAAGTAGTATAAAACGGTCCGGCGTTCCTTTTACAGAACCAGGCGTAACTAGTTACGCCATTGACGGGTTTCATGGGGCCAATCTTCTCACCCAAGCGATTGCGATAGAACTTACCTTCTTCAATTTTCATCATATTGTTATTCCTTCTATTTCAACTTCATGAATATATTTGTATTTCCGGATTCTTCATTATACAGTAGGCTTAGGAAGAGCGTCCCAATCTTTCATAATTACGGCTGCTTCATCTTCGCACATTCGACCCATAGCGATCAATTTATCAAGACTTTCAACCATTCTTTCACGCAAAGTCATATTTTTTTCTACTTCGACTTGCCCTTGAACTGTAATGGGAGAAACCTTCGGACGCTGAATTACGGTCTGCTTTACGCCTTCCCGCATCCCATGCTCCTTGACCGACGCAGTTACAGTGATTTCATCACCAATGCCAGCCAACTTCTTCGCTCCCTTATAAATTATCACATCGTTACCAGCCTTCATAATATGGATAAACTGTTGTCCATAAAACCCAGAATACGTGTGGATATAAGAAACAACAACATTAACAGTAAGTTTTGCGCCAACTGATCCAAGGTGTGCAGAGTTTGCGGCGTCAAAGGCTTTCGACTGTGCAATTAGAAGTCCCCAAACTTCGCGGTTCTGAGCAAATGACCCATTCCACGTATAGATCTCACCGGTCACGGCATCCCGACCAGTCGGTATTTTACGAACGGTACCCATAATCCTGTAATTTTCTTCATCTTCTTCCATCGGGAGAAACTCCCCGGCGCGAAATACTTTACCGGTCATAGCGCATTCATACCCATCGTATGGTGCATGGAACCGACCATTACGGTCTTCAGTGGCGTCAGGATAAATTTCGAGCATTACTTCACGTATTGGGCGTGGAGTCTTAGCCGTGAAGGCTGCATCGATTGCTGGTTTGTCAGTCACGATTAGCATATCTGATTCACTTTCATTAGATTACTATATAGTAATAAACGGTTAACATTCGGTTGTCAACCGTTTTTGCCAAACTTAAGCAAACCTCAATTGTGCCATTTCTTTGGTGCACTTATACCTGCGGCCATCCCGAGCAGAAAGATACACGAACGGCATTTTCGGGGCACGAGTGTTATACTCGACAAGCTCATCACCGTTATGGTTTTTCATCTTCAACCCGAGCATAGAAATTTGACGCTCAAGCATTGTGTCAGTACGGGTTTTTGCACCTACAATTTTTGCCGAAATCTTAATCTCAACCTCGGCTGAGGAAAACCTCATATTTCCGACTTCGAATGAAACATTTGAGTCAACACCGTATTTGTTCAAGAGGGATTGCATCTCATCGCGGAGAGATTTGAGAGATGTTTTGTCAAACTGAGCAAACTTTGTCATTTTACACCTTGCTTGGTTTTTCTTTACTATTCAGATCTAATCAATCCTATAGTAAATGTCAACTGGCTATGCGGCAATAATTTCTGCACGAGGAGCAGCGTTGCGATGAATCTCAAGTTCATCGATCATCTGCTCAAGCAAGAGAGCCATGGCCAGGCTCTCAGGATCACCTTTCTCACGGAGCATGTAGGCCTCAAGGTTAACAGCTTCTTTGCTAGTATCCATTTCTACACCTTCTTGTTTTTTCTTTACTATATGAATATAAGCAATCCTGTAGCAAATGTCAACCAGCTATGTGTAAAATTACTGCAATTTGTCCAAAATTCCGTGATTTTTTTCATGACTAGGACCAACCCAGTCGTGAGGTTTGATCAGGTCTGGAAGACCAAACTTGTTTGGTCGCGAAGGTTTTACCCCGGGCTCCTTCGTCATATTCGCTGTATGAATTGCGTTCCAAGCTTGGTAGGCGTCGACGTTGAATGCGTTAAGAGTACCGATAGCTACAACACACAGATCTATAAGACCATCGACGATTTCTTCTGGATTGTAGGATTCGACTGCTGTTTCTGTTTCTTGAAGTTCTTCTTTCAGAAAGCTGATTCTAAACTTAAGAAACTCGCGAAGAGTGCTCACATCATCAGTTTCTAATTTTCCAGAAACCCAATCATTAACACCGAACTTAGTGTGCAACGCACCTATATCCTTTACCCAATCATTTGACATTATATATCCTTTTATTTTATTTTCAAATTTTCTATTGAATTCACTCGCTTTCGCAAGTCGCTAGTACTAAATCGATGATCTCTTTTATTAAAGTATAAGTCTATTCCGCGCTTCTGACATAAATCTTTACCACTGAAGTCGCGATCCTTATATTCTTCTCCAAGTATTATTACAGATATATCATACATTCCTAGAATATCAACTACGTCTTCTTCTGTAGAATACGGAACTATTTCATCGACATACTTTACCGCAGAAAGCTGTACGTATCTTTCTACTAATGTTTGAACTGGTTTGTTCTTTTCTGGGCGATCAACAGATGGATCGACCTGTAATCCACATATAAGGTAATCACAATGATCCTTTGCTTCGCGTAACATTGAAATATGTCCGGCGTGAAGAAGATCAAAGGTACTAAATGTGATGCCTATTCGGGTGTTTGTCATGATATCTTTTCAAATCTACCGTCATAAAATCTTTCACGTTCTTGGACGTAAACAGTACCTTGTTCAACGTTTCGATACACTGTAACAAGAGTAGCTACATCAGTGGTTACTTCATATGCATCACACAATACTACATACATATCGCCTGTTCGAACATGCCGATATAACACTGGACTATCAGTTTGTAATTTTGCAAAATTTTGTGCACTACTATTCCATTTGGCCATTCGTATTCTCCTATGCTGCGATTTGACTAAAGTTTTTCTTCTTTTCAAACTTGATTACATGATCAAATTTATCGTACAACGTATCACCTTTATGACTGATGATAAAAACGTTTGAGTCGACCGTAAGTTCATTAATGATTTTTAAGAATTCATCAGTTCCAGCTTGATCAAGTGAGCCGTCGAGTACTTCATCCATGATCAATAGATTTGTCGTCACTGAATTACGTAACTTTGACACTGCTCTCCATGTGAACATTAGGGATAAATCGATGCGCAACTTTTCTCCTTCTGAAAACGAAGAATACGAGAATTCGTCTCGAAATCTGCTCAATATCTTTTCGTTGAAGTTTTCGTCAAGTTGAAAGTCAACAAAAAAGTCCATTGCAGCTAAGTACTTGTTGATAAGCTTGTTCATAATTGGAACATACTGTTTGATGATGCGAGTCTTAATTCCACCATCTTTCAGCATTGAAGCTACTACGGCCAGTACTTCCTTTTCTGCATGTAAAGCCTTTTGTTTGTTTGTTGCAGTCCTATGTTCTTTTTGATACGCATCAATTTTTGCTGTATCGACGTCTGCAGCACCACGTTCAGCAGTTTCAAGTTCTGTTTTTAGCGCTATTAGCGAAGATCGAGCAATGCGAATATTCGTGGCATGATCGTTTCGTGACAAACTCATAACATGAAGCTTAGATTCTATTATAGATATATCCTCTAAACGTGTCGATATATCTATAATTTTAACATTAAGATCATCTATAGCCGCTTCGATATCTCCCATTTTATTAGTTTTTTCTGTAATAGTAAGTGACTTAAAATCGTGTTCAATACCCTGTTTACATGTTGGGCAGTTATCATACGTATGATAAAACTTCACGTCTTTTTGAAGACTCGATAGTTTAACATTCAAGTCGACCTGAAGGGCCTTCAATTGATCTAGTTGAGATTTAGCATCTGGTTTATCTTCAATCGTCTTTATAGTTTCTGTAATTTTATTATCTATCTCTTCTATTAGAATATCTTTGGATTCAATGAGAGATATTTGTTCACGCATTTTTTCTTTAATACGTGTAACTTCGTTTTCTTTTAATTTTCGTATAGATTCATTATGTTCTTTAGCTGCTTCTATTTTGCTCTTGATCAAATCTAGTTGATATTTAACATCTGATATATCTGACTTATTTGTGTTGGTTTTTTCTTTCAGTAGGTTGTTCATAGTACTAAAAATCTGAATATCAAGAAGATCTTCGATAACTTCGCGCCTGTGGAATGAAGGTAATTGCATAAATGGAACAAATGTTGAACTACCAAGCACTACAACTTGTCCAAATGACTTATAGTTCATTTTGAGAATATTTTCTTCAAGATATGTTTGATAATCACGAGAAGATGCATCCTGATTTAGAAGAATATTGTCTTTCCAAATTTCGAATATATTTGGTTTCATTCCTCGTCTAATGAGATATTCAGCGCCATTTGAATTGAATTTTACCTCAACAACGAGGTCGCGTTGATTGATAGAATTCATTAACTGAGGCTTGTTGATCTTGCGAAATGCTTTGCCGTATAACGCAAACGTAATTGCGTCCAGTAAGGTGCTTTTTCCACACCCGTTTTCTCCGACTATCAATGTACTTTTGTTACGATTGAGATCAATCGATGTCCAGGAATTACCCGTTGAAAGGATGTTTTTATACTTAACGCTAGTGAATGTTAACACTATATTTGCTTCTTTCTATTTTGTTCTTTGGCGGTGTTCTCACCTAGGTAATCTAGGTAATGAACTAAACCAAGTAATATGTCCATCAGAATATTGAACTCCATACTCAGTTTCTCCCGAGTTGAGTTTGCGCTCTACTATCTTTGCCTGCATTATAGACTGAGGGCTTCCTGATATAGATCACGAAGAAACTCGTTAATTCGAGCCTTGTCAGCCTTCACTTCCAGACCTTCCACATAAGTCTTAAGAAGAGATAGAGTATCTTGAGCTTCGTCTACGAGCTCGCCTTCACTAATAACGTCGAAGTTTAAGTGATCTTCTACGACCTTAATGTCCGCACATCCAGTTGATTGTAATTTATCTATGAATAAGTCAAACACGTACGGATTGTTCTTCTTTTTTACTATAACCTTAACATAGGTTTGTGTCAATGGCGAAACATCAATTTCAACAATATCTTCTACACTGAGATCTTCATCATCGTAATCAAGTTTATGAAATATTGAAAATTTATTTTGAATGAATTCTATTTCGTGTGTTTCCGTATCGAAAATATGAAAGCCTCTTTTTCCGGCATAGTCTGTCCACGTCATTTCATACGGCGCGCCAAGGTAAGTGATATTTTCATGTGATGACGGATGATGATAATGTCCTGAGTACACAGATGAGAATTTCTTAAACTCTGATCGATCGAGCCCATGATCTGACAATTGTCCCTTCATCATCTCAAATCCAGCAAATTCAAAGTGTCCCATTAACACCTTTGCTTTGGTTTCCTTGAAAGCTTTGAACGAAGCTTCTGAGTTGCTCGAACAAATCCATGGCGATAGCATAATATCGCAGTTTCCAAAGTTAAGAGTAACTGGTTCATTAACATACACGTTATAGTTTTCATACTCT